CAACGTAGCGGTCGGAACATACGCACTTACAGCCAACACCACCGCCTCCAACAACACAGCGGTTGGGTATCAGTCGCTGTACGCCAATACAACGGGTGACAACAACACTGGAGTCGGTTGGAAGGCTTTAACTGCAAATACAACGGGCATAGCAAATTCTGCGTTAGGTCTTAACTCACTGTATTCCAATACTACGGGTAATTACAACGTAGCCGTTGGTCAACAGGCGCTTAACTCCAGCACCACATCCTCCAACAACACGGCTGTTGGTTTTCAGGCGCTGCTTGCCAACACCACAGCCTCCAACAACACTGCTGTTGGTTATTATGCAGGCTACGCCAATACCACTGGTACAGGTATTGTGGCTGTTGGTTTTGAGGCTTACTCCACCGCATCTACCGCTTCCAATAACACGGCTGTTGGTTGGACGGCGCTAAAAGGCAACACTACCGGCACGTTCAATACTGCGATTGGCGGCGGTGAGAGTGGCGTTGCTCGGGGAGCATTGGGCAATAACACCACCGGCTCCAACAATACTGCGCTCGGCCACATGGCCTTGCAGTCCAACACTACCGCCTCCGACAACACTGCTGTTGGTTATCAAGCGGGGTACACAAACTCCACCGGCTCAGGGTTGACATATTTTGGCTATCAAACCGGCTATTACCAAGTCGGCTCTCGCAACACTGCGGTCGGTCAAAGTTCGCTTGTTGGTAACTCTGGAATTACTTCCAACGGCACGGACAACACGGCTGTTGGGTATTATGCTTTGTTAGGCAACTATTCAGGAGCATACAACACAGCAATCGGCACCCAAGCACTCCAAGCCAACACCACCGCCTCAAGCAACACTGCCATTGGTTATCAGGCCGCATACACAAATACGACAGGCGCTCGACTTACTGCTCTTGGCTTTCAGTCCTTGTACAACAATACTGCAAGTGACAACACTGCCATAGGCTGGTTTTCCCTTTACAGTAATTCAAGCGGCACTTTTAACGTCGCTGTTGGCGGCGGTGACGGCGCGACTGGGGCCACGCTTTCAAACAACACTGTAGGTACTAATAACGTTGGCGTTGGTTTCCAAGCCATGCGATCCAACACTTCCGGTTCTAATAACACGATTGTTGGTTATCAGGCCGGGTATACCAGTACGACAGCCAACCAAAACGTCTTTGTTGGTCGTCAGGCGGGTTACGCTGTTACCGGCAGTCAAAACACCGTAATTGGAGACACTGCTCTAAATGTTGGAAACGCAAGCGGCGATGCCAACACGGTAGTTGGTGGTTCTGCCGGTCAAAATATCTCCGGCGCAAATAATACTGCTGTCGGGCATAACGCAATGCGTTTTCAGGGGAGCGGATCAGGAAATAGCGCCTTTGGTTACGGCAGTTTAGGTCTGCAAAACAATCCGACCGTATATAACTTCAGCAATGCAACGGCTGTTGGTAGGGATGCGTTAGGCTTTAACCGAGCCGACAACAACACCGCTGTTGGTTATCAGGCGGGGTTTAGCAATACAACAGGCAGTAGATCAGCGTTTTTCGGTTATCAGGCGGGATATAGCAACACTACGGCATTTGCAAACTCTGCATTTGGCGATTCGGCGCTTTACTCCAACACAACCGGCGCAGGAAATAATGCGTTTGGTTATTTTGCTCTGTACGCAAATACAACCGGAGTTGCTAATACAGCAATTGGCGGGGAGCAATTTGGTGTTGTAGATGCGGCCATGCGGTTCAATACCACTGGCTCGTATAACACCGCTGTTGGTGTTTCTGCACTCAAGTCCAACACTACCGCCTCCAACAACACTGCTGTTGGGTTTCAGGCGCTGTATGCCAGCAACGCGACGGGGAATACGGCTTTTGGGCACAGTGCAGGTGACTCGCTGACATCTGGCGGCTTCAACACCATGCTGGGCTACTTGGCTGGCTCTAGCGCCACCACTGGAACCTACAACACCTTTGTCGGTGTTGGTTCTGGTCTGAACATTACCACGGGTGCCAAAAATACCATCCTTGGTGCTTATGACGGCAACCAAGGTGGCCTCGACATCCGCACTGCCAACAACAACATCGTGCTGTCGGATGGGGATGGGAATCCAAGATTGCATTACATCAATTCCGTGGCAACTTGGAGAATGGGAAATGTTCCAACCAACATTGACTGGGTGTCAAGTACGTCTTCAAGCGACGTGATGCCGTACATTTATTTCCCGACAAGGGGCGACGGCACTACCAACACAAGCCAGTCGGGATCGGGAATTATTCAGTATTTCAATGACGGCAACGGCGTGGCACCCGCTTCAGTTAATTTTGTTCGCACAAACGGAACTGGCGGCGGTGTAAGTAGCGGTTCAGCGGTCACCTTCAACGCCACCCGCAATACTTACACCCCATATGGAGCGTACACAAACGCAGAGGTTGCGCGCGCTACTGGCGCGGGCGTAATCAGTTTTGCCAACAACGGTTTCGATGTCGCCGGTATCGAATTCCCCGCCACTCAAAAAGCATCGTCCAACGCCAACACGCTGGATGACTATGAGCGTGGGACTTGGACACCAAGCGTTGCCTCCACTGGCGGAGCAACATTTACTTATGGCGCTAGCACAGGTGGTACATATATAAAAATTGGCCGTTGGATGTATCTAATGGGTGTTATGAATGTTGCTACCAAATCTGGAGGTTCTTCTGGTGATGGTTTGGCAATTATTTTGCCGATAAACGCAGGCGCATCAGATGTTTCTGGATCGGGGGTTGGTTATCATATTTCAGCGGCAACTTGTACGAATTTGACTGTGCCTTCTGGCTATTCTGGATTTCCTCAAGGTGGAGTTTGCACTCCAAATCAAGCCTCGTTTTATCCGTATTGGACAGACGGAGCAAACAATAGAATTTTGCAACTTGGCGATATTGCAAACGGCTTTCAAATTCAGTTTTCAATTGCGGTGTTTACTAACACATGAAAACCTGTACCAAGTGTCAAATCACGAAGCCGTTTGACGGCTTCTACAAGCGTTCTCGTGCGCCTGATGGTCACGAGGCTTGGTGCAAGGTTTGCCGTCTGGAACATAACCGCAACTGGCTTGCCAAGAACAAAAACCGCCACGGTGAACTCACTCGGTCATGGTACGAGCGCAACAAAGATCAGCATCTTGCCAACAGCAAGGAGTGGTATGCCGCAAACCGCCACCGCAAACTGGCGACCACAACGGCCCGTGAACTGCGGTGCAGGCAGGCAACCCCTGTGTGGGCGGACAAAACGGCAATCATGGCCTTCTACGCTGAAGCACAACGCCTAAGCGCAGAGACAGGCATTCAGTACGATGTTGACCATATCGTGCCGCTGAAAGGCAAAACGGTGTCGGGGCTTCATGTTCCGGCGAATCTAAGAGTCATTCCGTCAAGCGAGAACAAGCGCAAGGCGGCTAAATTTATGGAGGCCCATCATGGCATTTGAAGAAAAGACATACATCTCTCAATTTGACATCCAACCTAACGGGTGCATTGGAGTTCGGAAGAGCACTGATGTCTTGAAGGACGGTGTTGTCATCTCCACAACCTACTGGCGTTGTGTCCTCGCACCCAATGACCCGCAGGCATCCACAGTGCTGAATGAGGCTTACTACCTCAACATCGCCAATTACGCTTGGAGCCAACCATCGCCCCAGCCGTATGACCCTAACCCACCAACTCCCGGAGTTTGAATATGACTGAACAAGAAAAACCCACCGCCGAAGAGATTGCACGCCACTACAGCGCCGCGATGGACTCGGTAAACCTGATCAATGCTGGAAAGCCTGAAGGCATGGAAGATGCCGAATGGGCCGACACGGTGTCCCGCAACAAGGAACACTTGAAGATCATGCTGGCCAAGGACTTCTGGACGACCGAAGATCTTGAGCCTCTGCGTCAGGCCGCAGCATAATGATGGAAGGGCATCCCGCTGGCCCTGACAGCGGAAAACTACACGGAGAAAATGATGGAAACAGTGCAACTCTCGACCCAACTGGTCAACGCAGTCCTGCAATACCTTGGCAGCCGCCCCTTCGTCGAAGTGGCGAACTTGATCAATGGCATCCAGAAAGAGGCTGAGGCGCAAGTCAAGCCCGTTCAGGACGAGGCTCCTGCGGAGTAACGATGGAAACACAGGCGATCTTCAACATCGTGGTGGGGATCGCCGCCTTTTTCGGCGGCTGGGTTCTCAACAACATCACGAAGGCCATCGAGCGCTTGGACTCTGATGTGCGTGCCATGCCGCACACCTATGTCACGAAGGAAGACTATCACCGTGACATTGACGAGTTGAAGGACATCTGCAAGCAGATCTTCAACAAACTGGACAACAAGGCAGACAAATGACCGAGCCTACCGACCTCGAAATGTTCCGAGCACAAGCGAAGGCCGAACTGGCCCGCTTGGAGGCGGAGAGCACCGCAAAAGAAGTCGCTGGGAAGGCTATCGGCAAGAACGGGCTGGCCTACATCACCGCCATCGTGGTGGTTGGTGTTGGAGCCAGTCTGATGCTGGAGGAGTCCAAGATTGCAGCCGTGATCGGGCTGGTTTCTGCTGCTCTGACGGCGCTTATTTCTATGCTCAACGGCATCGCCGGGGCCAATCCAAAGCAGGAAAAGCCCGAATTTGAGGTGATCAAGTCTCTGATCGAGCGCCTCGACCGGCTGGCGGAGAAAGAGCCTCCAATGACCGTTTCTGTGGACGGTGACAGGGTCACGGTGACCAAGGGCGGAGACCAGATCAGCACGACAAGGAGTTCCTGATGTTTGAGATCCTCGGTGGTGGAATCTTCGGCTCCCTTCTCGGGGGCATTTTTCGTCTTGCGCCCGAGGTTCTGAAGTACTTCGACAAGAAGAACGAGCGCGTGCATGAACTGGCGATGTTCGACAAGCAGTGCGACCTCGAAAAAGTCCGCGGCCAGATCCGGCTAGAGGAGATCGGGGCGCAGCGCGACATGGCCATCGACACCGGGGTCATGGACGCCTTCAAGTCCGCTATTGACCAGCAGGCCGAGATGGTCAAGGCCGCAGGTGGCTGGGCCGCCAAACTCTCCGCCTCTGTCCGTCCCGTGGTTACCTACTGGGTGATCTTCATCTGGTCGTTCATCCATGTCTGGTTCGCTTGGAACGCATGGCTGGCTGGCGCTCCTCCCAAGGAGGTCTTCATGACCATGATGAGCGCCGACTTCACCGCGCTGGTCTCCGGCACGATCAACTACTGGTTCCTCGACCGCACCCTTGCGAAACGGGGGCTTGCATGAACCTGAGTCTGGCCGAGGAACTGTGCAGGCGCTTTGAGGGATTTCGCTCAAAGCCCTACCTGTGCCCGGCCGGGGTTCCCACCATCGGCTATGGATCGACGGTGTACTCCAACGGCCGCCGGGTGACCCTTGAGGATGCCCCCATGGACGAGCCGACCGCTCGCGCCCTGCTGGCCTACGAACTCATGCACACCTATGCCCCGGGCGCGATCCGCCAGTGCCCGATCCTGCTGACTTTGGCCATGACCGCCAACGATTGGGGCAAGTTGAACGCCATTGTGGACTTTGCGTACAACCTTGGTGTGGGGCGGCTCCAAACCTCGACTCTGAGGCGCAAGATCAACGCGCAGGACTGGGATGGGGCCAAAGAGCAGTTGAAACTCTGGGTGCGCGGGGGCGGACGGGTGCTGCCCGGCTTGGTTCGTCGCCGCGACGCCGAGATCTCGATCATGGGGGCCTGAATGAGCGCAGCAACCAAGTCCGACCCCTCCAAATGGAAGCGCATCGTCTCGCAGGTCAAGGCCAGCGGGAAGGGCGGCTCTCCGGGCCAATGGAGCGCCCGCAAGGCGCAACTGGCCACCCAGAAGTACAAAGCCTCGGGCGGAGGTTACAAAGGCCCCAAGAGAGCGGATAATTCGCTCTCAAAGTGGACGAAAGAGGACTGGGGCACGAAGTCTGGAAAGCCGTCCACCCAAGGATCTGAAGCAACAGGCGAGCGATACCTGCCGAAAAAGGCACGAGAGAAGTTAACCCCTTCTGAATACGCGGCAACCACGCGAGCCAAACGAGAAGGAATGCGAGAGGGCAAGCAGTTTGTCCCGCAGCCCGAATCGATCAAGAAAAAGGTGTGGTGATGCCAGCAGCAGCCGTAATGACCTACGACTCGCTGGTCAATGACATCGAGACCTATCTCGAACGAACTGACCAAGCGACCATCGAGAAGATTCCGCAGTTCATCATGCTCGCGGAGCAGGTGATTGCGTCTGAACTGAAGTTCCTCGGCAACCTGACTGTGGTCGAGTCCACCATGGTTCAGGGCGAGCCGGTGATTGACAAGCCCGCCCGTTGGCGCAAGACCGTCTCGATGAATGTCACGGTCGGCGGCGTGAAGACCCCGGTGCTGCTTCGCAAGTACGAGTACCTCCGAGAGTACTGGCCAGAGGCCGCCGAAGAGGATGTGCCGAAGTTCTACTGCGACTACGACTACACCCATTGGCTGGTCGCCCCGACACCGGCTGCCGCCTACACCTTCGAGGTTCTCTACTACGAGCGCGTGCAGCCTCTGGATTCGTCCAACCAGTCCAATTGGTTCACCGAGTACGCGCCTCAGGCCATGCTGTATGGCTCCCTGCTTCAGGCCATGCCGTTCCTCAAGAACGACGAGCGCATGGGGATGTGGCAAACCCAGTACACGCAGATCATGGAAGTCCTCAAGACCGAGGATGTCGCCCGGGTCGGTGACCGTCAAACCGTTGTGAGGGATTCATGAGTTTCATATCGCCATTCACCGGCAATGTGATCCAGCCGACCGATGTTTCGTTTCGCGCTATCACGCTGTCCGCCAATACCCAACTTCAGTGGCCCATCAACGGATCCGCGACGAACGACTATGCCGCCCGGATCATGAATGTGACGGCTACGGCCGGGAGCCTGCGGCTGGAGATGCCTCCGGCCAACCAGACCTCGGTGGGCCAAGATGCCCTGATCCGAAATGTCGGGGCTAACACCTTCACGGTCGCGGACTACGACGGCAACACCA